AAATTCTGCCGTTGAAAAGGTTGTGTCTTACTTAGAAGCAGAAACTAAGTCTGTGGAAGGCTCTATGTTAAATCACGTTGCAACTATATCCTCAAACAACGATAAGTATCTAGGCGAAGTTATAGCCAGTACATTCGAGAAGGTAGGAGACAACGGAGTGGTTAGCATGGAAATATCTAACGATGAGAAAACAACCGCTGAGATTGTTGACGGAGCAACCTTAAACAAAGGTCTTAAAAGTATGCACTTTGTAAATAACAAAGAAAAGGGTACTTGCGAATTAAACAATCCTTTGGTTCTTATAGTGGAAGACAAGATACCTAACATAAGAAAGATACAGGGAATACTTGAGTACATTATTAAAGAGAAAGAAGAACTACTAATAATTGGTGATGCAGACGAACAGGTAATTACAGCATTGGCAATGAATGTTATGAAAGGTAACATTAAGGTTAATGTAGTTGATGCACCAGATTATGGTATAAACAGAAAGCAGATACTAGAAGACTTTGCTGCACTAACAGGAGCTAAGGTTATAAATGAAGAATTAGGAGACGATATGGATCTTATTGAATCAGGCTATCTAGGAACATGCTTAAAAGTAACCACAGACAATGAAGAAACTATCTTACAAACCGAAGGGATTAATGATGATGTTGAAGACCTCATCAAAAAAATTAAAAAGCAGCTTAAGGAAACTAGTGTTCCATTTAAAAAGATTCAGCTTGAAAAAAGGCTTTCAAGACTTGCGGGTAAAGTTGGTGTTATTAAAGTTGGTGCTAACTCGGAAGTAGAATTAAAAGAAAAGAGTGATAGGGTAGAGGATGCAATATGTGCAACCAAAGCCGCTATTAAAGAAGGTATCCTTCCAGGAGGCGGTATAGCCTTATTAAATGCTAGCAATAACATTAAGCCTAAAGGTTTAGGTGAAGAGATACTATTAAAGGCTCTAAGAGCACCATTTGATATTATAATGGAGAATGCTGGCATGCAAGACTTTGAGGCACCTACGGTTAAGGGAAGAGGGTACAATGTGGTTACAGGAAAAATGGTGAATATGATTAACGCAGGAATTGTTGATCCTTTACTCGTAACTAAAAGTGCTTTGAAGAATGCTGCTTCTGTGGCAAATACGATACTAGCTACTGATTGTGTAATTAATAACTTAAGAGCATGAAAGCAGTAGGTAAATACATATTGATAGAGCCAGCTAAAGAAAAAGAAGTTTCCACTAAAGGTGGGCTACTATTAGCTGAAAGTCATAGAGAAGATATAAGATACAGGGAGGCTAAGGTTAAAACCATAGGAACTCTGGTTCAAGGTATTGAAGATGGTGATACTATATATTACGATAGACACGCTGGATTTGATATGGAAGTTGATAAGACTGTATACAAGGTTATTAAAGAGCTTGATGTTGTTGTAGTTTTATGAGGAAGTTAGAGGCCAGCGATGTACGAGACTTACACCTGTTAAAGCATTATCGAATAATACGACAATGGGCTTGTAAAAATAACGGGCTGAACAATGCAGATCTAGAATTATTAATATATCTAGATTGTGTTGGCCTTTTTAACAGACTTGATTTTATAGACGGCTCCTATTCCTATAGCTGGAATACTAGGAGGTGGTCTAAGCTAAAGCAGAATGGGTGGATAAGTATATTTTCAGCTAGAAATAGGACTACGGTAAGGTCTAATATATATAAGGTATCCTTTAAAGGGAAACAACTTATAAGTAGAATGTATAGGATTATGCTAGGCGAGGAGGATATACCTACAAGCAAGAAGCGAAATTCAATAATGAAGGGTAAGAGATATATAGACAAGGTTCTTATAAAATCAATTAAAAACGTAAACAACGATAAATCACTATAACAATAAACAAAAATAATAATGGGATACAAAACAAAATCAATGATTTATGCCAAATCATTAGAAGCAAACCTTAATATTACAGGTGGAGAAAAGAAAAAAGAAGAGAATACCATTTCTTTTTCTGGATACAAGACCGCTGAAGATGCTAAAAATGCGTTAAAGAATGCTAGAGAGACAGCGGAAAAAGAGGCAGAAGAAAGGTCTAATCCTTGGATTATGAAAGGAGCTCTTGGTAAAAAGGCTGCGGCAAATCAGTTTGCTCTTGATGGAACTGGGGCTAAAAAACTTCCAGAAAAAGATTCTGTTCAGGATTTTACAAGGATGACACCTAAACCAATTCCCCAATTTGAAGTTCCAGGCACTGGTGATGATAAATTAATTAAAACTGATAGCAAGAAAACAGGTAAAAGTACTGTGGCAAAAGAAGCTGGAGCTTATAGTAAGGGTACTAAATTACTAAATAAAACTGGTCAAGATGCTGGAGTATTATCTGGTCTTGCTAGTGGTAGCCCTGGGACTCAGGTAGGTACTGCAATAGGGATAATGATAAACAAGATGGACAAAAGTCCAAGGTCGACTGCTAAGTTTGATTCTAAAATTAAAGAAGCTCAAGGAAGAGGAAATCTTGCCAAGGCTGCTAGATTAGAAAAAAGAGAAGCTGGTTATGCGTATCGACAAGAAAAAAGAGCAACTAGAATTGACCCTACTTATAAAGGCAAAACAGATAACACAAAAGCGGAAAAGCTTAAAGCAGGTAAAATAAGAAGAGCGTCAACTGCTGCTGCCGCTAAACCTAAAACAAAACCTGTTATTAGTGAAGCGAGAAAAAAGGCTAGTAATAAATATTTTGCTGGAGAATCTGATAGAGCAGTAGCAGCAGAAGCAGCAACTAAAGGAGCAACTAAAGGAGCAACTAAAGGAGCAACTAAAGGAGCAACTAAAGGAGCAGGAGTAGGAGCAGCTAAAAAAGGAAACGTAGCCACTAAACCTACGCCTAAAGTAAATCCAAAGCCAAGTGCAGGGTTTTTAAATCAATCAGTAAGACCTGTGGAAGTTAATAAGCAAGATCTAAGAAGCTTTGGTAGCAAATCAAAACCTAAACCTAAAACTAAACCTACAGATTTAAACAATAAATCAGCTAGTTTTTTATCAAATGAATGGTTTAGAAGTTCAGGAAATAGCAGTTTTTTTGATTCAAAACGATTAACCTTAGCTCAAATTGAAGCTAATAAAAAAAGAAAATCTAAATAATAATATAGTAACTATGAAAAAAGGAAAACGATTATATGCCCCAGAACAAGGAAGTGATGCCATATGGGATGGCCCCTTAGATTTAGATTCGATGCCAAAAGGTAAAGGGTCTAGCAGTGGAGCAAACGGTATACAGCTATTAGCTCACAACGAACCAGCTCATATACCAGGCCCTATCACTAAGATAGCTAAAGGTACAGGTGGCTTAGGTATGAACTAATGGGAGTAACTGACTTGAAAGTATACACACTGAGCACTATAGTAATGTTTATAACATTAACCGAAGTAGAAGTATTATTAAAAATATTCTTACTAGGACTAACAATAGCATACACTTCATATAAGTGGATTTATTTTTACAAAAAGAAAAAAAATGAAAATAAGTAAGCATGTATCGTATAAGGAAGGCATAAGAAGTTCTACGGCAAGCCGTATGGGGATAGATAACGACCCTAACGCTACTCAATTACTTAATATGTCATTACTGTCCGAAGAAATATTTGAGCCTCTTAGAGAGTATGTGGGAGGCCCTATACGGATTAACAGCTTCTTTAGGTCTGAAAAATTAAACAGGGCACTTAGAGGAAGTTTTACTTCTCAGCATTGCAAGGGTGAAGCTTTTGATTTAGATGACTCTTACGGCCATAAGACTAACGCAGAAATGTATGAGTTTATTAAAGATAATTTATCTTATGATCAGTTAATTTGGGAGTTTGGTTCGGATGAGAATCCAAGCTGGTTACATGTATCTTATGTTTCTGAAGAAGAGAATAGAAATGTTAGGTTGAAGGCTTATAAAGAAAGTGGTAAAACTAAATATAAATCAATATAATGCCCTACATACAACACGACAGCCCATTCTTTGCTAAAAGTAAACCGCCAGCTCCTTCAAAAAAGAAGTCGTTAGGCTACTATAATAAAGCAAACTCTACAGGCACAGGAACTGATGCAGGTGGTGGAATGAGTGAGAAGGGTGTTAAAAAATACCGAAAGGATAATCCTGGAAGTAAGCTGCAAACTGCTGTAACTAAAGATCCATCTAAGATTAAAGCAGGTAGCAAAGATGCTGGAAGAAGAAAATCTTTTTGTGCTAGGTCAAAAGGCTGGAAAGGCGAGAGAGGATTAGCAGCAAGAAGAAGGTGGAATTGTTAATAGTAAATAAATAAATAATAGATATGGATAAGTCAAGAAAAAGAATCGCACAAGATTACGCAAGAAATGCTATTGTAGATGGCAACACTAAAGAAGGTAGATACGAAAAAAAGATGGCGGTAAAAGAAGCTGCTGGAGAAGGGCCTTCTATGAAGTCTAGTCTTTACATGTCAGGAACCTCTATGGGTAACGGTGTTAATATGAAAAGCGGGTGTCAAATTTCTAAGCATATGAAAGGTAGTGGAATGAATATGAGTTCTGATTTAAAATATATGCCTATAGATAACCGAGCTTCAAATAAATAAAAATTATGGGTAAATTATTTGATAAAGGAAAAGAATATTGGGGTAAAGGAAAAGAATATTACGGTGAATTAAAAAAATCTCCAGATGATCTTATAAATACAGTCTCATCTGATATTGTAGATAGTCAGCTATTCGATACTTTTGCTGGTAGTGATTCGAAGCAGATAAATAGACTTAATGAAGGGCGAGGAGGACGCTTATATAAAAGTACATTGAAGTTTAATCAAGATAAAGCTATAGATGATAACATCAAAATAACAGGAGAAGGTGTTTCATCCCCTGCATTGCAAAAAAAAATAGACGAAGAAAAGTTAAGGGTAACTAATGCCGCTACAGCCTCTTATAATAAAAGCTTAGGGAGTAACCTGACAGGTGAATTACAAATGAAAAGTGCTGGCACTTCAATGGGATCAGGAAAATTACCTGTAGGTGATAATGTTAAAAAATCAGGTAGTCAGATTGGAAAACACATGAATAAGTATGGCGTTTAAATTACAAGCTCCTCCATATAAAAAAGAACCTGTATCTACCTATGAAACAGATTTAGGTGAAGGTATCCTTGGTCAGAGTAATAATAATGGTACTATAGTGATTAACAGTAAGCTAGACCCTAAGTTTCATAAGGAAGTTATTGACCACGAAAAGGTTCATATTAATCAAATGTCTAGAGGCGATTTAGATTACGATGATGACAATATATATTGGAAAGGAAAAACTTACTCAAAGAAAGATAGTAAGATAGCTATGGCTAGCCCAAAAAATTCTCCTTGGGAAAAGGAGGCTTATAGTAAATCAAAAACTAAATATAAAGATAAGAAATACAATGTCTAAAAAAAAGTTTAAGGATACTAAGATAGCTGAGTTTTTAAAAAACAAAGCACCAGGAATTTTAAATGTTGTTGGGGATGTTTTACCTAATAACGGAGCCTTTGGAATTATAAAGAATTTAATAACCAAAGACCTATCTTTGTCTTTTAAAGATAAGGATACAGCAATGAAAATTATAGACCAAGACATAGCCGAAATGAAAGAAGTTAGTAAGAGGTGGGCTGCTGATATGAAGTCTGATTCTTGGTTATCTAAGAATACTAGGCCAATGTCATTAATATTTTTAACCTTAATGACTGTCGCCTTAATATGGGTTGATAGTATTGAATACGCTAGCTTTTCGGTTGATATAGGGTGGGTGAATTTACTGCAAACTTTAACTACAACAGTGTATGTTGCTTACTTTGGTTCAAGGGGAGCGGAAAAATGGAAAACTTTAAGTAATAATAAATAGAGTATAATCAAGTTTAATTTAATATAATGAATATAACAGAAAAAGAATTAGAAGAAGTTAGAGAACAACAAACTAAAATTGCCGAGATAAAGCAAGATTTAGGAACTCTAGAAATGCAAAAGCACGAGATACTTCACGTTTTAGTTGACTTAAATAAAGAAGTTAATAATACTAAAAAACTACTAGAGGAACAGTACGGAAGAATTAACATCAATCTTGATGACGGTAGCTATACTGATATTGAAGAAAACATCATTAAATAATGGGGAGTGTTATAAGGAAAATCAGCATTGGTTCTGATTATAAAAATGAAGCTATGCACTACGCTGTGTCACAGCAAGTGTACGGGGGTCATGAAATATCTGATATTCTCCTAGATGAGAAAGATAACTCTTATAACATTTACATAAAGAAGAACGATGAAATATTGCCTTGGAAGAAGTTTAATTCTAACATGGCTATATCTGTGGAATATGATTTACAGTATTAATGAAAAGTGTAAATGATTTTATTGTAAAGCCTATAGAAGGAAGATACAATAACACAGTCAAAGTTGGAGATGTAGATCTTGTAGTAAATACAAAAATAGAAGAATTTAAAAGTATAAGTAAAGTTGCTGAGGTAGTTGCCTTGCCGTTATCAATAAAAACAAACATAAAGATTGGAGACAAAGTTATCGTTCACCACAATATCTTTAGGAGGTTTTATGATATAAGAGGTAAGGAAAAAAATAGTAGAAGTTTTATAAAAGAAAATATGTATGCCTGCTCTCCGGAACAGATATACATGTACGGAGTCAATACAGCTCATTTAGACTACTGTTTTGTTAAACCCTTAGCTAACGATGATATTTTTATTACAAGCAAGGAGAAGCCTCTTATGGGCTTATTAAAATACGGTAACAAAGGATTAGATAAATTAGGAGTTTATAAAGGTGATTTAATTTCTTTTAGGCCAACCTCTGAATTTGAGTTTGTGATAGACGGAGAATTATTATATTGTATGAAATTAATTAACATTGTTGCGAAACATGAACGTAAAGGAAACGAAAAAGAGTATAATCCAAGCTGGACAAAAAGCGGTTGAGGAATTGATTAAGGTGGCTAAAGAGCCTATCGTAGATTCTGATGATGACCTAACAGCGGATAAATTAAAAAATGCAGCGGCTACTAAAAAATTAGCTATATTTGATGCTTTTGAGATTCTTAATAGAATACAAGAGGAAGAGCAAATGATAAACGACATTGATAAAAAAGGTGATTCTAAAAAACAACAAAATTTTAAAGGATTTGCCGAAGGGAGAGCGAAGTTCGAATAATATGTACGAACAAACATTATATAAGGTACTGGATAATTACATAAAGCCTGCCACCCTAAAAAAGAAAAATAGAGCCAAGTCTTGGAAACACGGTTATGACGAAGACCATGATATGGTTATAATAAGTAAAACTGGTAAGATTGGAGATATATATGAGATACAAAATCTTAAAATAGCTTTACCTCTCGAAGAAAAAACTTATAAGTTTAAAGATAAGAAATGGGGTAAGATTGAATACCCTAAAGAATTAAGCAGGATAAAAACAATATTTGATTGGAAGGAATACTCTGAGGAATTTAAGGAGGACTGGTACGATTACATTGAAACGGAATTTGAAAGAAGGGAAAAAGGGTTTTTCTTTTATAATAAAAACAAGCCTACTTATATTACAGGCTCACACTACATGTATTTACAATGGTCAAAGATTGATGTTGGAAATGCAGACTTCAGAGAATCAAATAGATTATTCTATATTTTCTGGGAGGCGTGTAAGGTTGACACTAGATGCTTTGGAATGTGTTACCTAAAGAATAGGCGTAGTGGATTTTCATTTATGTCATCAGGAGAAACAGTTAACCTGGCTACGATGTCAACCGATTCAAGGTATGGCGTATTATCAAAGTCAGGGCCTGATGCAAAGAAAATGTTTACGGATAAGATTGTTCCTATATCAATCAACTACCCGTTTTTCTTTAAACCCATACAAGACGGTATGGATAGACCTAAGACGGAATTAGCATATAGAGTACCAGCATCAAAGCTTACAAGACGGAAGCTTGATATTAACGAAAAGCTAGAAGAAATAAAAGGATTAGATTCTACTATAGATTGGAAAAACACTGGCGATAACTCTTATGATGGAGAAAAGCTAAAGCTATTAGTACACGATGAGTCCGGTAAATGGGAAAGACCTAATAATATATTAAACAACTGGAGGGTAACCAAAACTTGCTTAAGATTAGGTTCTAGGATTATTGGTAAGTGCATGATGGGTTCAACTAGTAATGCACTGGATAAAGGCGGTAGTAATTTTAAAAAATTATATTATGCATCAGATGTCGAAAAAAGAAACAGTAACGGACAAACTGCTTCTGGATTATATTCTTTGTTCATACCTATGGAATGGAATTACGAAGGATACATTGATTCTTATGGAATGCCTGTCTTCGACACACCAGAGAATGCAATTGAAGATCCGTATGGAACACCTATTAAGAAAGGGGTCATCGACTACTGGAAAAATGAAGTTGATGGATTAAAGCAAGACCAGGATGGATTGAACGAATTTTACAGACAATTCCCTCGTACAGAACAACACGCATTTAGAGACGAGGCAAAGGAGTCTTTATTTAATCTAACTAAAATTTACCAGCAGATAGACCACAACGAGTCTATGGCTTCTAGTACGTTAGTTACAAAGGGTAACTTTCAATGGAAAGGAGGTGTTAAGGATACCAAGGTAATATTTATGCCAAATAAAAATGGTAGGTTTTATATAAGCTGGATACCACCAATTGGATTACAGAATAGAGTTATAGTAAAGAATGGTGGTAACTATCCAGGTAATGAGCATTTAGGTGCATTTGGTTGTGATAGTTATGATATATCAGGAACAGTAGATAGTAGAGGTTCTAACGGTTCTTTACACGGGTTAACAAAGTTTAGTATGGAGGACGCACCTTCTAATCATTTCTTTTTAGAATATATAGCTAGACCTCAGACTGCTGAGATATTTTTTGAGGATGTATTAATGGCTTGTATT